GGATAAACATACAATACTTTATTATAACCTCAAATATATAGCCTTACACGGAAATACATTTGAGTTATAATCATGGCACTCACTTACAGAACGCCAATGGAAGATATTGTATCTGCTTTCGATCCGGCAACCCAGGCAGCAATAGCTAATACGGCTGCAGTGAATTACAAGAATATGGAGGAGAACCTGTTCTCACATTTCAACTTCTTCCTCTCACCTGTGGCTAAGCAAAAGTTGTCTAATGCCGGGATTTACCTTAGTCCTTTCTCCGCAGTGGTGCATTCACACCCTGCTTGTAAGACTTTAGAGAATTACATTTTGTACAAAGTACTTCCTACTTACTTGGACTCCAGGTTCACTATGATAGGTATCAAGAACAATAAATTGAACTCCCTCAAAAGTAGAAATCCAAAATTGCAGATGGTTGAGTTGGTGAATCGTTACGTTACCAGCGCAGACGTTAGTAGGTATGGTAGCGAATTCGTCTGCAGACGTAGCGAGGCACACGTGGGGCTGAAGAGGCATGCGCGTGAATTGTGCGGTCCAACATTGCATGATTTGGTGCCTCATATGATGAAAGTCACGAATAAATATGCTTTCATCCATGATGAGTTGCACTACTGGAAGCCGCAGGAACTGTGCACCTTCCTGGAAGTGTTCTCCCCAGAGGTCCTATTAGGCACTGTCGTTTACCCACCAGAACTTTTAATAGGATCCACCAGTAGCCTGAATAAGTGGTGCTACGAGTTTGAGATTGTTGGCTCAGATTTTATGTTCTACCCCGATGGGGTGAGGAGTGAGGGGTATTTGCAGCCCATTAATGGTGGGTACTTGCTGAAAAGTAATAAAATATCACTTGCAAGCGGCGATATTTACTGCGTTGATGTTATTTGCAGTAAATTCGCACACCATCTAATTTCCATTACTAAGGGTGATAGAATTACCCCATCCTACAGAGCTTTTGCGCCGTTTGACGCAGTGAGTTACTCCGCACTCCAATCAATCTCAAGGACTGCGAGGCCGTGCATACCTGTCTCCTTTGATATTGTGAGTCGTATTTACAGATACTTGCGCACCTTAAAGAAACCAGATAAGCAATCGGCCATGGCTAAGCTTAGTCAGATTTCGCCGGACCCCTCTGGTGTTGAAATCAAGTTCGTCCAGGAATTCGCTGAATTGGTCATCGACACAGAGACAATTAGGAGTACTCTGAATCCGCAGCGATTGCGAAACTTTTTCGGTAAGTTGGGTCAGAAGTTACCTGGAGTTCTAGCATCGAAAATAGACGCTGTGAAGGAGATGTGCTTGGATTCCTTCATTGAAACGCTCGAGCCATTCACAATAGGGATAAAATTAAAAGCACTATCTCATTTGGAGAATTTTGAGGCATGGTCCGCGCTTGATGCTGAGGCAGAGGATGATTTTGAATTGCCCGAAAATATAGAGATGCAGTTTATCCGGGGAAGAACGCGAGCTGTTCCGGAACGCGTGGCACGGGGGTATGTAGGGTTGCCCATGGATTGCGGTCGTGGTAGCTGTAGAAGTACATGGGTCTCTAGAGAGCTAGTCCTAGAGTACGGAAGTGCTGCAGTCACACGGGGCATGAGTGTGGTTGAAAGGGAGCAATGCACTGCTTCTTTAGTTCAGGAGAAATGCCGGTCAATGTTCAAAACCTCGCTGTACTTCGGGCTGGCAGCGATCGAGCTAGTTGGTGACTTGGATGAGTTGAGTGTGGAGATGGCCAAGCGGATCCAAAGAAAGGCTAGGGGGCCGAAGCGCTGTGATATTTACACCATGGGACTACGGTGGTTCTTCTCAGGCGATGCAGCTGACACGAAATACCTTACGCAGTGGGGCGAACATGTGGCTGTGGTGCCAGAAATCGGCAGGAAGTGGAAAATGTGCGTTAATGAGGTATGCAGCTCGAAGTTCAAATTACGCAAAACTAAAAACACTAGAACTTATACACAATTGCTTAAACATGTGAAGGTCGATAATCAGGAAAGTGAGCATGCACGAGATGGGAACCCCACGGAAGCAGGGTCTAGCTTGGCAGATTGTAGGGCCAATGTGTGTACACAGTGCGTTGGTATGGATGCGCTAAGAAGTTTGGCTTACACCGACCATATGTTTAAAATGCCTTGTGAGACAGAATATGGTGTCGTCGGATGGTATTCACGTGGAGAGGTGATCTGTGCATTGGATGGGCATGAGTACAAAAGTCTGGGCTGGCCGGAGTGGTTACAACTGTGGTGTGCCGCCAACGATGTGGCCCAAAGGTATGATTGCTGTCTAGTGCAGAAGTTTGCAGCTGAGAAGGACATCGTCGGCTCAATGGTTAGCGCGGAGCAAGTGGAAGACGCAGAGGGAGCACTTTGGGTTAATCTGCAAGGCACACTCAAATTTGGCATGAACTGCACATCCGGCAAGTTCGAATTAGGGCTCAAGGAATTTGAGTGCTTAGAGGTCGGCAAGCGCTCCTTCGAGGGACACAGCATTGGGAGTGCTATGTGCACTGGCAATTCTTTGAGTGCACGTTTTATGTGCTTAAAGACCGCCAATAGAGTGGACACAATAGCCATGGAGCAGCATGAAGCCAGCGGGGCACAACCGGAAGTGGACAAAAATATGGCAATCCAACCAGTGCCTCGGCCACTCTACAGCACGGAGTTGGAAAAAGTAGGGGAATGCACACGCACTGCAAATAAATGGCTGTATGGCAGCAATTTTAAAGTTGTTGAGACCCCTGGTGATGGTTCATGCTTTTGGCATTCACTGTCTTACTTTATGGGTGTGGCAGCAGAATTGATCAAGTCGCGGGCAGTCAAGCACTCCTTTGACAGCGAGGTGTTGAACAAGGAGTTAGGCATTAGTGCTAGGGAGAATGCTTATGCCACTGATGCGAGCATATTTGCAGCCGCGCTAGTGCATAGGTTGGAGATTCGGGTGCTGGAGGTGAGTTGTGGCATCCTGCATTGCTTCACTGTGGATAATCCAAGACAGATTTGCCTCATCAGGCTGAATGGACAACACTTCGAACCGATCCTACTCAAAAATGGATGCGTAATCACTGCTGTTGCGAAACTCCTTGGACGACGGGATATGGATATTCTTGCAGTACTTGAAAGGGAAGCATCACGTGAGCTATGCTTTGAAATTTGGAGAGGTGCGGGTGTCAGTATGGCATCGATACAATCAGTCTTTGCCATTTTCGATATCCGCGGAGTTGTGAAGGGGCAGGAGAATACCACTGTGTTGAATGCACAAGGAGCATTTGAGGGCCTCTTCTCGCTCAAGGATGATCACCTGGAGTATGTAGGCAGGAAAAAGGATCCTTGCTGTGAACCCCTACTGGTGACTAACAACGCAAAGGTTTTCAGAGCAGCTGACCTTGATAAACTGATGCAAGGTGGTACTATGATTGAGTTCAAGATTGAGCATGCTAGGGCGAAAATTTTGGCTGATAGCTTTCATTCTGGTGGGACAGGCGTGCTGCAATCTGAGATTTTCAATGCTAAAGCAAATTTCGCCGAGCGGTTTAAGCGCCCTGACGGCACATTGGTTGAGATTTGCGTCATATGCGGAGTATTCGGCTCAGGGAAAAGTCACGGCTTCCTTGAATTAATGCAGCGATCGAGTGGGAAGATAGTGGATTTCGTTGCGCCCCGCAGAGCCCTGAGCGATGAGATGCAAAAAAAACTGGAGATCCCTAAGACAAAGCGGAAAGCTGGGCAGGAAAATTGGCGAATTTGCACCTTTGAGAAGTTCTTAGATCGCTGTGCTTACTTGATACCAGGGCAATTGGTGTGCTTTGACGAATTCCAACTGTATCCACCTGGGTATTTTGACTTGTGTTTAAGTTTGAGTGTACCTGGGGTGCACTTTGTTCTACTTGGCGATCCTTGTCAGAGTAACTATGATAATGAGCGTGACCGGGGTAATTTCATTGGTATGCGCTCTAATGTTGACAAAATCTTGGGAGGACGAGAGTATAAATATGTGGTGCTATCCAAGAGATTCTTGAATGCTAATTTCCTGGGGAGGATACCTGCCGAAATTGCAGCGGAACAATTGTGCCTTACAGAGGAGCATGTGATCCGGCAAGGCGTGGAGTACATTACTGATGTTTGTGCTGATTTTGATAACGTAGTGTTGGTGAGCTCCTTCGATGAGAAGAAATTAGTTTACAGCTATGTACCACTCGCAAAAGTGTACACGTTCGGAGAGAGCACGGGCATGACTTTCAAGCGTGGGTGCATTTTGGTCACCAGTGTCTCTGAGCGCACGAGTGAATTGAGATGGTTAACAGCCCTAACAAGATTTCGGGAGAACATCAGTTTTGTGCTCTGCGCCCCACTGCACCTCCAAAACGTAATGCTTAGCTACCGCGGTCGATGCTTGGCAAAATTCCTAGCTAAAACAGCCAAGGTAGAAGATCTGCTCCAAATTCTACCTGGGAAGCCGGACTATCAGATGTCGTACAGTCGGCTAATTGGGAAGGATGAAGGCGTTCGGGAGGAAAAATTGGCTGGGGATCCATGGCTGAAGGGCATGGTGGATTTGATGCAGGCGGAAGACCAGGAGGACGTGGAGGTCTTGCAGGAAATCTGCGCTGAGGAGTGGTTCAAGACCCACTTGCCAAGGGATGAGCTCGAAAGTGTTAGAGCCCGCTGGGTGCATCGGATCATGGCTCGTGAGTTTAGAGAGTGCAGGATGGGCCATTTGGTGTCTGAGCAATTTACTGATGAATACAGTAAGCAGAAGGGTGGGATGGAATTAAGCAATGCTGCAGAGCGTTTTGAGGCTATTTACCCTAGACACCGAGCTTCAGATACAGTGACCTTCATAATGGCAGTTAAGAAAAGGTTGAGATTCTCTAAGCCTGCCGTGGAATGCGCGAAGATAATGAAGGCACAGCAGTATGGGAAATTTTTGCTCGACGAGTTCTTAAAGAAAGTGCCGCTGAGGCGCGCACGCGATACAGTCATGCTCGAGCAAGCACGGCAGGAGTTTTTTGACAAGAAAACCTCAAAGAGCGCAGCAACTATTGAGAATCACTCTGGTCGTTCGTGCAGAGACTGGCTGATTGATACAGCGCAGATTTTCTCTAAGAGCCAACATTGCACAAAATTTGACAATAGATTTAGGGTTGCAAAGGCGGCCCAAAGCATAGTGTGCTTCCAGCATGAGGTTCTGTGTAGATTTGCCCCTTACATGCGGTACATTGAGAAAAAGCTCCACCAGGCTTTGCCAGATAAATTTTACATCCATTCTGGGAAAGGCTTAGAAGAATTGGATTGCTGGGTAAAGAAATACAGATTCGACGGGGTCTGCACTGAGTCTGACTACGAAGCTTTTGATGCTTCGCAGGATCAATATATAGTTGCCTTTGAGGTCGCTGTGATGAACTATTTGGGACTTCCTAGAGATCTTGTGAGAGATTACCTGTACATTAAAACACACTTGGGTAGTAAATTGGGCAATTTTGCAATCATGCGTTTTTCTGGGGAGGCCAGTACCTTTCTGTTCAACACCATGGCAAACATGCTATTCACATTCCTGCGGTACGACATTCGGGGGGATGAGGCCATCTGCTTTGCAGGTGATGACATGTGTGCATCAAGGAGATTACGCATCAGAGACGAGCACTCCCAATTCTTAGGAAAGCTTAGACTCAAAGCTAAAGTGCAATTTACCAATAAGCCTACATTTTGCGGGTGGAACCTCTGCCCTGATGGTATCTACAAGAAGCCACAACTGGTTCTCGAGCGTATGTGTGTGGCTAAGGAGAATAATAACTTGGCCAACTGTATCGATAATTACGCTATTGAGGTGGCATACGCTTACAGAATGGGTGAAAGAGCCATCAACAGAATGGACGAGGAGGAGGCTGCTTCATTCTACAATTGTGTTCGGATCATTGTCCGCAATAAGCACTTGCTGCGATCTAATATTCGTAACGTGTTCGAGCTAAATACTCTAGTGTAGCTTAGGTCATGGCTATATATTGATATATGGATATACTTTTGGAAAAGTTAAATAGTGTAGGATTTGTGCGTATTGCTTCTAGACTTAGAGCCCCACTTGTTGTACATTGTGTCCCCGGCGCTGGCAAAAGCACACTTATACGTGAATTGTTGATAGAGCACACTTGCTTTAAGGCTTACACAGGGGGTTCTCCAGGTGTTCCTGAATTGAGTGGAAGGTTTGTACGGCCTATTTCTGAATTTACGGAGGGCGAAGAGAACGTGCTTATTGACGAGTACACACTTTGTCCATCTATTCCCGCAGGAACTTTGGCTGTATTTGGAGATCCCTGCCAGCCTGGTATAGATCACAAGTTGACCGCTCATTTTATCTGCAAAGACTCAAAGCGGTTCGGCTCCCAAACAAGTGAATTCCTTTGCAAACTGGGATTTGAAATAAGTGCCAAGGGTCAGGACGAGGTTGTGGTCCAGGAATTGTTTGATAGTGAACCCAGGGGAGTCATTGTGTTTCTTCATAAGGAGGTTGAGTGCCTACTGAGGGCGCATAGTGCAGAAGGGTTCTCGTGCCAACAGGTGCAGGGCAAAACATTTGACGAAGTCTGCTTTATTTCTGCCGAGCCATTTGAAGCCGCAAGAGCAAAAGAGCACTACATCTGCCTAACAAGGCACCGCAAACGTCTTCAAATCCTCTGCCCTAATGCCACTTACACCACCTCCTGATTACACGAAGGCTGTTCTTTGCGCTGCTACAGGGATTTCCATAGCACTGATCATAGGCTTGTGGACACGCACCACATTACCTTTTGCAGGCGATCAAGCGCATAGCTTTCCGCACGGGGGTTTCTATCAAGACGGCACAAAGAGAGCAAGTTACAATTGTCCGCATAAGCTCAATTCGATAGGGCACCCCGCTGTATCACGTGAAGTAATTTTCCTGGTGGTTCTAGCTTTAAGCGGTTGCATCGCTTTTCGTACCTTGGGGCAATCAAGGTGCTGCCAGTGTTGTGGGCGTAGGCATGCGTGAGTACTTCTTCATAGGTATTACTGCTTTTATAATAACTATTGTGCTATTACTTTTGTGTCGTGGTACTCCGTGTGTTGTTGTAATAACAGGCGAGTCAGTTAGGGTCCATAATTGTGTTGTTAGTCCGGGTTTGTTTGATAGTATTGCAAAATTACGCCCTTTCCGGGAGTAATTCTGCTTTTAGGTGTTTAAGCTCCAGTTTGATCAACTTCAAGAGTGTTGAAAGACATGGCGACTAAGGTGGCTGATAATCCAAGCGATCCAAATGTTGGGGAGCCAAAGGCTACAAAACCTGGGGATAACGTGGACCCAGCAGCTGCAGCAGACTTATTTGACGATGCAAGGCTAATGGAAGATCAGATCGAGGAGAGGATGGCCAGATTGCGCGAATTTCTCATGAAACAGCAGCGAGCCGTGCAAGTCACGAACCCCAGCTTCGAGCTAGGTAGGCCAAAGCTGAAAATGCTGGACAGTGTTAGATCAGACCCAACAAATCTCTACAACAAGCCAACCATTGACCAACTATGCAGGATCAGGCCCAAGTCCATTTCAAATAACATGGCGACGTCGCAGGATATGGCTGCTATAACCGTGGCCATCGAAAGCCTGGGAGTGCCATCTGAGAAAGTTCAAACGGTCATTATCCAGGCTGTAGCCTATTGCAAGGATGCTAGCAGTTCTGCGTATCTTGACCCACAAGGCACCTTTGAATGGGAAGGAGGGGCAATCATGGCCGACGCGGTGCTGGCAATTCTAAAGAGGGACGCAGGAACACTGAGGCGTGTGTGTAGGCTTTATGCCCCTGTGACTTGGAACCATATGCTTGCACATAATGCCCCGCCCTCAGATTGGGCGGCAATGGGGTTTCAGTACACTGAGCGTTTCGCCGCGTTTGACTGCTTTGACTATGTTGAAAATCAAGCAGCAGTCCAGCCATTTGAAGGGCTGATCCGTAGACCAACCCCTGCTGAAAAGATCGCGCACAACACGCACAAGAGGATTGCACTTGACAGAGCCAATCGCAATGAACGTTTCAGCAGTCTCGAGGCTGAGATTACAGGTGGGCGATTAGGCCCGGAGATTGAAAGGTCATACTGGAAGACATGAGGGTTGATATTCTTATTGCTTTGTGTGTTAATCGTGAGTTCAATAAAAGGGGTGAGCACCATATTCCATTAGCGATTTACATCGCTAAGAGGGTGGGACCACCACTAGTGAGTACCGGCACCTCAACTTATGCTCGCCGTAGGCGAGCAGCGTCAATAGGACGGTGCCACCGTTGTTACCGTGTGTACCCGCCTTTTTGGTGGACTACTAGGTGTGATAATAAAACATGTGTGCCAGGTATCAGTTATAAGGCTGAAGTGGAATCATATGTAAAGTGGGGAGTAGCTGAGGCGATACCTCACTTCAAACTCTAATTGCTACTAAAGCCTATTTAATTGATGTCGTAGTAATGTAAACCAATAGTTTTTAAATATTTTTTACT